CAGTCCAGACTCCGAATCGGCAGACGCGGTGCGGGATACGCTGGGCGACGGATTCACGTATCTGGAATTCGTCAACAAAGGACAGGGCGACGGTACGGGATCCGGTGAGGTCCAGACGCTGCGTGCGGCCCTACCGTTGCTTGATGCGACAGAACCTGACAGCGTGACCGTTTACGGGCACTGCAAAGGCGTTAGGGCACATACACGCGACATGGAAGCTGTGCATCTGTGGTGTGATTTGATGTGGGAGATGGTCGCACTGAATCACGATCAGGCGACGGCGGCAATGGCAGCCGGTTACACGTTTTTCGGGGCACTCAAAACATACGGCGACATGCCGCTCCAACCTGGGCACCGCTGGCACTACAGCGGAACATTCTGGCAGGCGAGGACGTCCACGATACTGGCCGGCGGAATCCCTGACGTTAAGGGACCGTATGGCGGGACAGAAGCATGGCCCGGCGATTGCGTTCCTGCACAAAATGCCGCCTGTATATTCGGCGATGGGCTACCGTTTAAGGCTCCCTATGATATTGACAATTGGGCGGCGTGGATTGACCAGGCGTTTGAGTGGGAGGTTGCCCGAATTGGCGGACCTCGCACGGAACAGCACCAGCGGGAACTAGACTGGCTGCTGGATAGACTGGACGGTACACGCAGTTTACTGGTGATCGGCAGCAAGCACGGCGGTCTCGAATACCACATCAGGCACCGATTCCCGGAGATGCAGATTGTCAGCGTTGACATTGCACCGCAGGCGGACAACTCGGCACTGAATCTAATCACCGGCAGTTCTGCGAATTCAGGTATACAGAACAGGTTGCGTGATGATTACAATTCCTTTGACACGGTGTTTATCGACGGCGACCACACATTGACGGGCGTCACGACTGACTGGGAATTCGCGAAGACGCTGGATCCGGAGCGGATTTACTTTCACGATATCGCGGACGCACTGAAACACCGTCGAGAGGATTGTCATGTCGACAAACTCTGGAATGAGATCAAGCAGGAACATCAGACGGCTGAGAAGATCGTGGGCGTTGGTTGGGGTGGCATTGGAGAGGTGACATGGCAGAACTGACAATAACAGCGGCAAACGTCCGACTCGGCGCGACAGCCGAAACAATAGAAGGCACCGCCGGCGAAACAATCACGCCAATGATGCCGTTGTATTTCCATAGTGACGAGGAATACCACAAAGCGGCAAATACGTCCGCTGTGGTTGCTGCCTGCAAAGGTCTTGTGATCGGCTATGGTGAGGACGGGGTGAAAATCCAGATTGTCAAAAAAGGACTTATCACACCCGGTGCCACGCTCGTGACGAACACGGCGTACGTGATCGGAAGCAGCGGAAAAATCATGCCGATCAGTGACCTGGCAACGGGCAAGTTCGGCACGTTTTTAGGATGGGCAGTCAGTACGACGGTCCTTGATTTACAGATTAGAACCAGCGGCGTTGCAACGCCATAACTTAGGAGGCTCTTAACATGCCAGTTTTTCAGACCGGATATCAGACGCAGTCAATCGGGGCAGAAGTGACGGAGGCGTTTCCACCACTGGCGGGGCACATCCCGCGACTTACGCACATGCGTTATAAATGTTCCACCACTGCACACAACATCTACCTCATGAAGACAATCGGCACGACGCTAGCGGCTGCCGAGGCTGCCAGCGGGCAGACCACACTAAAACTAGATGACACGTCACCGCACGTCACGCCGGCAGGTGCTCAGGAAACAATCGATGCGAACGATTGGATCTGTTACATGACCGACGCAGGCATCGAAGCGAACGACGTTGCATCGATCACGGGCAATACTGTCACGTTCAATAACAATATCTCAGCGGTCATTCCGAAAGGTGCGGGAGTCTATGTGATGGGCGAAGTCGGGCGGGCAGTCCATACTCACCTGCTGGTGGAAGCATCCACTGTCAACGATTACGCGGACCTGGTATTTCAGGCAGGCATTCCCGCCGACCTTGACGTATACCAGCAAAGATCGGGAAGCGGTGACGTGCTCCTAATCGTCGTCGATAATGCCACCGCTGCTGGGAGCATGTCCTATACGGCGGGTGTGTACGTTCCCGACACGGACCAGATACAAAACTGACGAAACCATAGTTACGGCCTCCGGTTACCGGGCAGTGGCGGAAGACGCTGCCGAAGGGAGATCAGAATGAACATCAAAGATTCCGCTTCGCCGTTCTGGCGATGGGCCATGCACGCGACGTACCTTCTGGCCGCACTCGGTTCGCTGTTTCTGTTTTCGTCTACCTTCGACGAAACAGAACTCAAAGCACTCGGGGCAATCATCACGGCAGTGGCAGCCAGTGAAGCCGTGCGGCAGTTCGTCACGCGAGCAGGGAAGCCGAAATGAGCAACGCCGACATGCAGAAAATCAAATGGGCCGGGTGGATCATCCTCGGGGCTGTCGCGTTCTCGTTTTGCGGATGGATCAGTGGCGAGGTCGTCGCCAACGGCCAGCGGATCGCAGTCGTCGAGGAACGGCAGCGGTCACAATTTGAGCAGCTTCGCGAGGACATCGGCGAACTGAAAAAACTACTGGCGGGGCAGTGACATGTACGAATACTCCGCGTTCGTTCAAAAAGTCTATGACGGCGACACGATCACAGTCAGGGTCGATCTTGGATTTCACACGTTCAGGGTCGAGCGTCTGCGGCTCGCCAGAATCAATGCCTGGGAGGTTCGCGGCACCGAACGACCGGCGGGATTACTTGCACGCGACTGGCTGCGGTCGCAGATTTTGGGCAAGGACGTGACGGTTGAGACGTTCAAGGATTCTCAGGGCAAGTACGGCAGATACATAGCTGAGGTTTTGCTGCCGGACGGTGGCAACCTGTCAGACGCGCTGGTCGCGAATCAACACGCCAAATATCAAAGTTATTGAGTGGGGTTGACATACAGATTCTGTTTTGGTTATGGTGTCCCCCGTCGCGTGGAAGGCGACGCAGAAAACTTAAAAACTTCGGTTCCTCCCGTTCGCCGCTTCCACCGGCAGACGTGGAGGTTTTTTTGTGCCGGGTGAAACATGACACACCAGCAAACGCTATTCGACGACGAGCGTGATCCAAAGATCGCACGCCACTCCGACCCGGACACGTCGCACGCGGCAGCGGATGAGATGTTGCCCAAGCTCGGCAAGCTGGAATCCCGTTTACTTTCCGCGTTCAGGCGCTGGCCGAAGACAGCACGCGAAGCGGCAGATGATGCCGCTCGGCTGTTCAATTGCCTGGAAGGCGACGGCAAGCACACCGAAACCGAATCATATCGGAAACGGTATACAGGATTACTCAAGCGTGGCCGCATCATTGCCGATGGTGTTAAGACCTGCCGGGTGTCTGGCAAGACGGTGACCGCGTACAAACTCAAGGACGAACAAAAATGACCGACGACCTCGCAGAGACAATCAAAACGCAACGAATTATCAACCACGCTCGCGGCTACTTTGCGGCAGTCATGAAAACGACGCGATACGTGAGCGAACGGAATCGAGAACAGGCGATCAGCCGGTTAATGCGGGACTATGACAAGGATCACCCGGAATATGTGAGGTTGAGAAATGGACAGTGAACCACTAACCGTCCGCTGGCTGATCCGCCGCGATATAACGGAGGCACTGGAACTCGGTGCCATGCACGCGTGGGATCAAGCCGACCTGCTGGAACATTGCAAACTGCGCAACGGAATCGCGATGGTGTGCGAGCAGGACGAAACGGAAATCGTCGGGTGGATGGCGTATACGCTGCATCCGTCATCGATACATATCGCCAACGTGGCCTGTGATGGTGACTGGGATTTCGGGGCCGCTTACGAACTCATGCAGCGGCTTCTGAACAAACTGGGAGCGGAAACGGGTTATCGCCGCGACCTGATCACGGTGACGTGTCCTGACGACCAGGACGACGTGCTTTGTTTTCTGCGGCAGTGCGGATTTGTCTGGCAGGTGCTGGCTGACCGTCAGTATCAAATGCGGTACGACCTGCCGCAGCCGCTGGAGCTGACGAAGATTGACGGTGTCGATTGTCGGCGGTCAACAGGGTATCCTTGCATGCTGCCGGAGGGGTTTTGATGTCTGACGTAACAGTATGGGCATGTGTCGCCGCGGTGGCGATGCTGAGTTTTGTGTTCTTTGGGAAGAAGGGTGAGTGATATGGAATTGAGCATGAGCGATTTGCGTGAGTTGCTGTCAGAACCGGCGGAAGATCGAATGCCACCGACAGAAACGCGTGAGGCAGCACCCGGCGGTTTCAAGATCGTCGTATGTCAACGTGGATTCGTCTACGCCGGCGACGTTTCGTTTTACGGGCAATACCTCGTCATACAGGACGCGGTGAATCTGCGGGTCTGGGGCACCACCAAAGGACTCGGAGAACTTGCGCTGAACGGCGCAACGCCTGAAACGAAAGCGGACGACTGCGGAACGGTGCGGGTACATGAGTTGGCTGTGGTGTCCATGATCGATTGCAAGGAGGTGATTCGTGCAACTTCATGACGACGGAGTTCTGGCGACCGGAGGCGGAGTTCTGGCGACCGGAGACGGATACGGATACGGACACGGAGACGGAGACGGATACGGAGACGGATACGGATACGGAGACGGAGACGGATACGGAAACGGATACGGAAACGGAAACGGAAACGGAAACGGATACGGATACGGATACGGAGACGGAACGAAAGGAAACGCAACGTGCTAGTGCTTTCAAGAAAAATCGACGAGGGCGTGTATCTGTACCGCGACGGTCGGCAGATCGCAAAGCTGATCGTCCACCAGTGCGGCAGATCGTCCACGCGAATACGGATCGAGGCAGACGCGGATATTCAGATTCTGCGTGAGGAGAGTCGGGCTACTGCTGAGAGCGATAGCGAGCCGCAGGAACGTCAACGAGTGACGGCTCGGGTCTGACAATTTGGGATACAGGGAGTCGGCGGCCAGTCTGTGGCCTGGACCCGTGAGGCACTGACTGGCGTGGGCTAAGGGTTCCCCTGTATTTCATTTTTAACAACGAAAAGGAACTGAGATGCTGACGGCAGATACAGAGCGATTCAAGATCACGACGAATACGGGGCGGCACATCATTCTATTTGCCAGTGACAAAGACATGGCACTGGAGCGTTTCAAAAACGAATACCGAGACAAGCAAACAAAAGGGGAGTCTGTCGATTCTCTGGAGCAGTTGAAATGACGAAGGAAGACATTGAACTTGACGGCGGCACGTGGTCGGTAGAAATACTTGATGGCGGTTGCTGCCACGTCCGTGACCAGCACGGCGAGCGGATCCACGTCAGCGACTCGCACCAATCAACGGCGTTACATCTGGCGATGGCACTCAGCAAAATCCGCGAACATCGCCGCGAGATACTGGAGTGGCAAGAGTGGGGAGGCAAACCGTGACAACATCCCGCCGCGTACATTTCACGGTCCCCGGCGTTCCCGTCGCACAACCACGCCACCGCGTAGGACCGCGCGGTGCGTACATCCCGAAGGATCATCCGATACACAATTACAAGCGGGCAGTGCTGCTCGTCTGGCAATCGCTGGGCAAAGTCTACGGGGCACCGATGCCCGGTGCGGTGTCGGTTGGCATCACGTTCTGGTTCCCCCGACCGCTGAATAAAGTGTGGAAGACGAAGCCGATGCTGGCGGAAGTGAAGACGACGAAGCCTGATTTGGACAACCTGGCGAAAGGCGTGCTGGATAGCCTGCAGAATCACGCATTCGGTGACGACTCGCGGGTGTGCGAGTTGCGGCTGTCGAAATGGATCGTCCGTGACGGGGCGTTGCCACGCACGGAAATATCGATAACTGACGAGGAAAAACATTGATTCTGTAATACTTTCCCGAATCCGTCAGATTGTTCTGGATTAGTGATACACAATCAGACGATGGTTGATATAGTTCACCTGTCAGACACAATCAACACACACGGGAGCAGAGACGATGAACAACGAAAACGCAAAACGAACACTTGCCAGCATGATCGAACAGGCACAATCACGCGACGCCGCTGGCGACAGCGTCGGTCGGAAACAGATCGTCAGGGACATCTGGGCGTTGCCGCTTCGAGTCGCGGCGATTCGCCGAGCGATCAAACTGGCCGGACTGTAAACACCACACGCCCGCCTCGGCGGGCTTTCAACTTTCAACGGGAGCAGAGACGATGAGGTGGAAAATAAAAAACGCCGACGATTGCTACACGGACGAATCGCACAATGTATTCGACACGTTCCGTGAAGCTCAGGAAGCGGCGGATGAATTACTCGACATTTACCCCGATGGAGATTTCATCGTCGTGGCAATAACGAAAGATACAGCATGAACGACATTCAAAAGAAGATCGCGGACTACCTGAAACCAGCCGGCCCCATGAGTGATTTCACGCTCCGATGTTTCGCAGGCATGATCGAAACGGGCGAAGCGACGCTGGCGGACTTTGAGGCCGTCGGCGGAATTGAACTGCGGCGAAAAGTGGAGGCGTCGGCATGACCACACAATACCTGACACGAGTATCAGCGGGCGTCTGCCCTCGATGCGGCATTGGCGAGCCAGAGCCGGGCCACGGCAAGCAGTGCCGAACCTGCCGAACATATCTGAACGAACAACGAAAACGGCGGACAGCGAAAGCCGCCGCGCAGCGAGAACGGAAGCGAATGAGCGAACTGATTTACATCGCCAGCCCGTACAGCCACGCTGACGAGGACGTACGGCGAGATCGATTCGACGCTGTGTGCGAATACGCCGGGCACTTAATGAAGCTCGGCCACGTCGTCTATTCGCCGATTGCACACAGCCATCCGATTGCGATGCGGTCTGGTCTGCCGACTGACTGGGATTATTGGAAGACGTGCGACCACGCGATGATTACGCGGTCAACGTCGCTGATGGTGTTGCAGTTGCCAGGGTGGGACGAGAGCGAAGGTGTGACGGCTGAGATTCAAATGGCTCAGGCGTTGGGTATTCCGATTGACTATGAATCATGGGAGGTGGAAGCGTGAGCGGTTATCGTGAGTTCATCGAGGGGAAGACTCAATCAAATACTATGGGAGGTTTTGAACCGACATTTCTCCCGGACTGCCTGTTCGACTTCCAGCGGGATCTCACCGCGTGGGCGGTGCAGAAGGGCCGGTGCGGACTGTTTGAGGATTGCGGACTCGGCAAGACGCTTCAGCAGTTGGTGTGGGCTGAGAATGTCGTGAGGCACACAAACCGTCCGGTACTGGTGCTGACGCCGCTGGCTGTGGCTGCTCAGACTGTTCGGGAGGCGGTGAAGTTTGACATTGACGCACAGGTGTCGCGAGACGGGGCCGTGATGCCAAATATCACCGTGACAAATTACGAGAGTCTGCACAAGTTTGAGCCGTCAGACTTTGCCGGCGTTGTCGGTGACGAGATCAGTTGCCTGAAAGCGTTCGACGGTAAGCGACGAAAACAAGTGACGCGGTTTATGTCGAAAATGCAGTACAGGCTCGGAGCGACTGCGACAGCGGCCCCGAATGATTTCATCGAACTCGGTACGATATCCGAAGCGCTGGGCGAGCTAACGCAGTCGGACATGATCGGGACGTTCTTCCTGTCGTCGGATAAAAAGCGGCACTCACTGTTCAAGGAGGGCGACTTCTGGAACCGTGCGAAATACTTTTTCCGTCCGTATTCTGAGGAGCCGTTCTGGCGTTGGGTGTGCTCGTGGGCAAGGGCCATCAGGTCGCCGCGTGACATGGGATACGACGACGACAGATTCACGCTGCCGGAATTGATTATCACTCAGCATGTTGTACCGACTACGTTCAGGTTCGACGGTGAACTATTCGTTCGGATCGCAGCAACACTGGCAGAGCAACGGGAGGAGCGGAAGCGCACGATGGCCGAGCGTTGTCAGATGGCGTGCGACCTGGCAACGTCGCACGATGAACCCGTGATTGTCTGGTGTCAATACAATCCAGAGGGCGACCTGCTGGAGCGGTTGATACCGGGAGCCGTGCAGGTTGCGGGATGCAACTCCGACGAAGAAAAAGAAGAACGGCTGGCAGGGTTCGCGAATAACGAGTTCCGGGTGCTCGTCACGAAGCCGAAAATCGGAGCCTTCGGGATGAACTATCAACACTGCGGGCATCAAGTGTTTTTCCCTTCGCATTCATTCGAGCAATACTACCAGTGCGTCAGACGTTCGCTGCGGTTCGGTCGGGTTGGTCCCGTCCGGGTGGATGTCGTCGCGACAGAGGGAGAAGAAGGGGTGACTGCGAACCTGCAAAGCAAGCAAGTTAAGGCGGACCGTATGTTCGCGGCGTTGGTGGCTGAGATGCACAACGCAGAAGGCGTGGAAATTATCAACAATCACATCAACGAAATGGAGGTGCCCGCGTGGCTATAATTGAAGAAGAACTGACCGACGAATACGCGATTTACAACGCTGATACGATGGAGGTGCTGCCGAAGATTCCTGATCAGTCGGTCGGATTCTCGGTCTACTCACCGCCGTTCCCGCAAATGTACGCTTATTCCAACGACCCGCGTGACATGAGCAACTGCGTGACGTACGAAGAGGGGATGGAACAGTATCAGTTCATCGTCAACGAAATCTACCGAGCGACAAAGCCGGGCAGGCTTTCAGCGGTTCACTGCATGGACCTGCCGAAAAGCAAACTGACGAAGCGGCACTTCCCTGGCGACATCGTCCGCGCTCACATCAATGCTGGTTTTGATTACGATTGCATGATAACGATATGGAAAGACCCGTGGTTGATCGCGAGACGTACCCGAATGAAGACCTTGCGTCATATGGATCTGTGTAAAGACTCGGCACAGGTTCAGGCGGGGCCAGCGGATTACATTATGGTGTTCATCAAGGGCGGTGAGAACAAAGAGCCCGTACAGCACCTGGAAGGGCTGAAAACGTACGCGGGGGAAACGCCGATACCTGAAGACCTCGTGAAGAAGTATCGCAACTTCAAGGGTGACCAGAAAACCAATCGTCTGAGTCATTGGATCTGGCGGCACTACGCTTCGCCGGTCTGGATGGACATCCGCACAGGGCGGTTGATGCCCTACGTCGAAAGCAAAGAGAACGAAGAAGAAAAGCACGTTTGCCCGTTGCAGTTGGACGTGATCGAACGGCTGCTGACGCTTTACAGCAACGAGGGCGACACAGTATTGACGCCGTTCATGGGCGTCGGGTCTGAGGTATTCCAGGCGAATCAAATGAATCGGCGTGGCATCGGAATAGAACTGAAGCCATCGTACTACCGGCAGGCCAAACGAAACTTGAACACTCCGTCGCTGAAGATTGAGGATGACGGACCGGGACTGTTTGACGAGATCGAAGACGAGGAACTAATCGAGGAAACAGCATGACCAAAAAACGCGGCGGCAAACGCGAAGGTGCAGGGCGTCCCGCAGATCGCGGGGAACGCAAAATCAACACCGGGCTGCGGCTCACGCCCACGCTGCGGCGATATCTTCAGCAGCACGAGAAAACCCAGGCTGATCTAGTCGAGGACGTGGTGCGGCGGACTGCGGATTTTAAGCGATGGGAAAGCGATGATTGACCAAAGCCGCTGCCCGCCGAATATCGGCGTCCACGAATACACGTTGTCGATTATCGACAGGGAACGTGAAATCCCCGCGATTCATCAGGGGGAGTTCCCGCCGGATCATTCGCGGCGGGAGTGGTACAACTACGAGCGGCACTGGCTCGCGAAGATCGAGCAGCGACCACGAGCGGAGGAACTGATTCGCTGTCTGCTGGCGACGGCGAAACGAAGACCGGCAGTCCGGGAAGAACTGAAAGGGATCTGGAATGTACTACTACAAAGCGTGGCTACATCACGAAATGAGCAACCATCAACTGACGGAACCGAAGGACCAGCGGCTGCACATCCCGGACAGTAGCGGCATGAGGACGCAGTGCAACAAGCACACATTCCACAAGCCGACGAAGCATAAGGTCGTCGGATTCCCTGACTCGGTCGACGGGATCGAGGTCTGCACGACATGCCTAAACAAAGCGTCAGGGATCGAGCGACGGCATCGGCGGGAAACACAACGAGAGCAATGTTGAGAAGGTTTTAGGTTTAACGAAAGGCAGAAGATGAAGATCACGAAGGGTAAGAAAAAAGCCGCCAGGCGGGTCATGCTGTATGGCGTGCATGGCGTCGGGAAGTCGACATGGGCGGCGCAGGCTCCAGACTGCCTGTTCCTTAATGTCGAGGACGGGCTGAACGACATTGACTGCAGCCGGTCGGATCTAATCAAGGACTTCGACCAGATCATGGACGCACTGCGGTGGCTGGCGGAAGAAAAGCATAGCTTCAAATACGTGGCGATTGATTCCGCAGACTGGCTGGAGAAGCTGATCCACAAAGCAGTAGCCGACGCGGCGCAAAAGAAGTCAATAGCGGACATCGGCTACGGGGCCGGATACAAACAGTCGCTATCGTACTGGGACCGCGTCACGTTTGCTCTGGACTGGCTACGGACGGAACGTGGTATCGGCGTGATACTGTTGGCACATGCTGACATCAAGCGTTTTGAGTCTCCGGAACAGGACTCCTATGACCGCTATCAGCCTGCACTTCATCCGCTCGCGTCGGCACTCGTGCAGGAGTGGTGCGACGAAGTTCTGTTTGCGTCCTACCGCGTCTTCACGCGGAAAGAGGACAAAGGATTCAATAAAGAGCGAACAGTCGCAGTGAGCGACGGTGAGCGATACGTGCGGACGCAGGAGACCGCCGCCGTTCAGGCAAAGTGCCGCCTGGCACTTCCGCCGGAAATCCCGTTTACGTGGGATGCGTACGCTGAACATTTCACTGGTGACATCGACGGCGTTGTGGTAGATGGATCATCGAAGAAAAAGTAGTAGTGAGTTTGGGTTTTTAGTTTCCTTTAGGAGAAGTTTAATGAGTGGTAATCTGGAAGGCTTCAACGCTGCGGACGTTGAGCCAAACGAAGCGTTTTCTGCCCTGCCCGCTGGCGAATATGACGTCATCATCATGGGCAGCAACATGAAGCAAACGAAGAACGGGGCAGGTAAGTATCTGGAACTGCAGTTACAGGTGCTCGGCGGCACGTATCAGAACCGGCGATTGTTCGACCGGCTGAATCTGGTGAACCAGTCGGACGTGGCCGTGCAGATCGCGAAGGGCACGCTGTCCAGCATCTGCCGGGCTGTCGGCGTCCTTGAACCGAAAGACTCGTCAGAGTTGCACACGAAGCCGCTGACGGCTGTTGTAAAAGTCCGCAAGGACTTAGACGGCAACAACCAGAACGAGGTCAAGGGCTACAAGCCGCGAGCCGCTCAGGGAAACATGGTCGAGCAGGCTTTCGAAGATAAGCCAGCGACGGAAAAAGCGTCACCGTTTTAGGCTGTTGGACTCTGCCGCCTGGCTGGAAGGTCAGGCGGCTTTTCTTTTTGGAGGTCAAGACTCAGAAAATTTGGGGGCATGTTAAGTGAGTAAGCTAGTTGCGAGATATTATCAGCAGGAATCCCACGACGCGGCATGGAATCACCTGCGACACTCCGAAGGCTCGCCAGTGATCGTCCTGCCGACCGGCGCGGGCAAGTCGCTTGTCATTGCCATGATGGTGGAGCAGGCTCGCAAGTACGACGCACGGGTGATCGTGCTGCAGCATCGCAAGGAACTGATCGAACAGAACGCCGAGAAGATCCAGACGATTCTGCCTGATATTCCTGTCGGCATAAACTCTGCCGGGTTGAAGATTCGCAACTACGATCACGACGTGATTTGCGCAGGGATTCAAAGCGTCTACCGGGACGCGGCGAAATTCGGCAGGCGCGAACTGATAATAATTGACGAAGTGCATCTGGTCGGCGACAGCGACAGTTCGATGTACGGCTCGTTCCTGCACGGCATCACGGAACTTAATCAGAAAGCCCGGCTGGTCGGGCTGACGGCAACACCATTCCGAACAGGCGAGGGCGTCGTCTGTGGGCCGGATAAGCTGTTCCAGAACATTTGTTACGAGTCACAGACCGGCAGGTTAATTGAAGAAGGTTTTCTCTGCCCGATCACAAACAAGCGAGCGGATGAAGAGGTTGACACTTCACAAATAAAAGTGCGGGGCGGTGAGTTTGTGCCCGGCGAAGCGGAGAAGGCATTCGACACAGATGCAAACGTGGTCGCAGCATGTCGTGAAACAATCCTGAAGTGCGCTGGCCGAAAAAGCATATTGGTGTTTACTGCGGGCGTGGCTCATGCCGAACATGTCGCAGACGCATTACAGAAATTCACAGGCGAGGAAGTCGGGCTGATCGTGGGCGATACGTTCCCTATGATTCGTCAGAAGCATCTGGCCGACTTCCGGGAAGGGAAACTCAGATGGCTCGTCAACTGTAACGTACTGACGACAGGATTCGACGCGCCGTGCATCGACGCTATCGCTGTGCTTCGTGCGACCATGTCGCCGGGGCTGTTTGCTCAGATCGTGGGGCGTGGTCTTCGGACATGTGAAGGTAAAACCGACGCGCTGATTCTGGACTTTGGCGAGAACATCAAGCGGCACGGATCACTGGACGATCCGGAATACGGACGCGACGAAGTCACTACGGGTGAGGGCGGCGGTGAAGGCGAGGAAAAGGACTGCCCAAACTGCGGCAACTCGGTTGCGATCAATTACCGGACGTGCCCGGAATGTCAGTTCAAGTTCCCGTGCGAGAACAAGCCACGGCACGACGCGCAGGCAGACGAGGATTCATTGCTGACGGGCAACACGGGGCCAGAGACATGGGTTGTCACGTCCGTGAGTTGGGCACGTCACACGAAGCGAGGGGCACCGGACGCGCCGCCGACGCTGCGGATCGATTACTATTGCCAGCCAACCGATGAAGACCTGGGCAACCTGACAGAAACAAGGATTCAAGAGTGGGTGTGCATCGAACATGTGGGCTTCGCGGCAACGAAAGCGAAGGCATGGTGGGATGCTCACAGCAACGAGCCAATGCCAACCTCTGTTTTGGACGCAATCTGGATGCTGGACCGGCACATGTGCCGGATGCCTGCGCGAATCACGACGCAGAAGGAAGGTCGGTATCAGCGGATTCGCGGCGTCGAATTTGACAGCGAGCGACCGGAACCGGAAGAATACACACAGGAAGCAGTGATAGTTGATGCGTTCGGAGAGGATGACTTACCGTTTTGAAAATAGACGACAACACCAAAATTACTAACGGGGATATGCTATTCAGAAGATTCGCGTATTTCAGCAAAACAGACGCGAGCCAGTTTGGGGTACTTGAGGCGTCAAACATGGCGGACGCTCGACGTCATCTGGGGTCAAAATTCCACATTCGTGTTATATGGTTAAATGCAGATGAAGAATCTAATTTACTCGACCGCGAAAGGCGACGGGAAATCGTGGAGTCTGTTTTTATGGGTCGCCCGGAGTACCAAGATTTCGTCAGGAGGAAAAAGGCATCAAAGCTAAGAAACCAAAGCAATAGCCTGCACGTCGTCGAGTACAGCCGTAATCAGAAGTGGTTTCGTGTTGACGGTCTTGAAAAGGTGCTGATCAAAAACAACCAACTACTTCAACAAAAAATACATTCAGACTTCGTGATCCTTTTCGTTGGAAGCCAGGCGGACTGCTGGTCGGCATGTGACCAGATAGAAGAAAGATTCAGGCAAAGCGATGGCAGAATCCCAGAAGCTGCGCACCAACCAGCGACTGACTCACATGAAATAAAGCGACTCAGGAAGCGTGTTATAGAACTTGAATCTCAGCTTGAGGCAATGACGGGATACCCTTATTCAGATGCACCAGATACCACAGGAACTGAAGGAATTGAACCAATGGCATTGCTGGAAGGACGTGAACGGAAACAAGATCCCGATTCAGGTGAACGGCAACGCAGCGAAATCAAATGACCCCGCGACGTGGACGGATTACCAGACCGCCGTTGACGCGGCGGAATTCCACACGGGGCTGGCGTTTGAGATCGCGGAGCCGTACACAGGCGTGGATCTGGATAACTGTCTGGACGCCTTCGGGAACCTGCGGGAATGGGCAATCCCTATTGTGGGCAGGCTGGACGGCGTGGCATACGCTGAGATCAGTCCGAGCGGCAAAGGCATCAAATTCATCACGCGAGGAACGAAGCTGCCAGGGGCTCGCTGCACGCATCAGTTCGAGGGCGAGAAACAGCAGGTCGAGGTCTACGACCACGCCAGATTCTGGACAGTGACCGGCAAAACGTACAATTGGCAGGACGAGATAAAGAACGGGCAGGCAGCCGTGGAATGGATCTGCCGAGAATACCTGATGCCCGTGGAGAAGCCAGTCCGGGTGCCGGTGCCGTCGCGTGGCTTCCCGCTGGATAGCCGGGTGCAGAACTACGTGGACGGGGCATCGCCTGCCGGACTGGGTGACCGCAACAACGCAGCGTTCCGGCTGGCCGGGCATCTGTGGGCCATGACCGGCGACGACGGCGAACGGCTGGACGAGGACGCGGTCTGGCAGTCCATGCAGGTCTGGAACTCACGGAACGGCGAGCCACTGTCAGACGCTGAACTACAGTCTGTCACGACCAGCGCCAGCCGCAACGGCACGGCACGGCCAGACAAGCGATCAGAAATGCCTCTGCCAGCGACTGACGACGGCGTGAACATCAGCGGCATCATGAAGGAATTCGAGGAGTTCAAGGCACTTCCGCCGACGTATGATCATCTGTGCTTGGAGATTCCGGGGCTGATCGGGGATCTGATACAGCACAACCTGCGGACGGCGTTCTACCCGTTGCCTGAACTGGCGCTGGCCGGGGCGTTGTCACTCATGTCGGTACTGACGGGCGGAAAGGTCGCGTACCGTGGAGCACGGACGAACCTGTACAGTATGGGGCTCGCTCCGTCCGGGGCCGGGAAAGACCACAGCCGGAAACTGAATCGCAAGATTCTTCTGCACGCTGGAGCTCCGGAGGTCTGCGGACCTGAACGGATCGGGAGCCATGCCGGGATTGTCACGGCGATGGCTGGCAACTGGCGAACACTGTTCCAGATTGACGAAATCGGAATGCTGTTCGCCACCATGAAATCAGCAGGTAAACAGGCTCCGCATCTGGCGAATATCTCCAGCGTTTTGATGCAGATTTACTCGTCAGCGGATTCCATTTGGATGGGTGACGCCTACGGAGACGCCAACAAAGTCAAGCAATTGAGCTACCCGCACTGCGTAGTGTACGGCACGTCCGTCCCTGATGGGTTCTGGGAAAGCGTGAGCAACGACCAGATGCAAAACGGGCTGATCGGCAGGTTTTTGGTGTTCGAAAATGAGGAATACGTTGACTATCAGGAGCCAGAGTTCAGCGAGATTCCGGCAGGAATCATCGAACGGGCGCGGGCATGGATGGAACTGGAAACAGGTTCCGGCAACCTGGCAGGTATTGACGGCGGAAGTCCCGCAAATATCGACGCATCCGCAGAAGCAGGCGAACGCCTGAAAACACACGCAATGGCGATCAGCGACCGGCGGAAGTCTGAGAGTCCCGTGAATGCCGCTATCTGGTCACGGGTGGCAGAGAAGACGAACAAGATAGCACTGCTGTTTGCGTCGTCCAGATGGGCACCAGGGACGCCCCTGCCATCCATTTCCATCGAAGACGCAGATCGAGCCATTCGGCTAAATAACTGGCTCACACGGCGGATGCTGGCGAAAGCCGGGGAACACTTGTCAGGCAACCAGGTCGAAGCAGATCACCTAAAGGTTCTGCGGATGATCCGCAGCAAAGATGAGTGGAGCATGAACGAATTGACACGGAAGACCAGATGGCTCAAAACACGGGAACGCCGGGAGATCCTGGACGCGCTGACACTCGGTGATGAGATCACTCAGGAAGTCGTTTCAACGGGGGGCAGACCAGTCACAATTGTGAAGGCAATCAACCGGCCAGAAGCCTGGACATAATAGTAACGTCCCGTGGACGTTACTGCTCGGCTAACTTATGTCACGGGACATAACCCCTTCCATCCGGGAGCCTCGGGACGAAAGTTTTGCAGTGTTTTATATAGTGTAATATACTTATATCCTTATAACCATTAACATACACACATACTCTCTTACCCCTCCTATACCCCCTCTCTCTTAGAGGGCATGGTTTTAAGGACGAAAGGGGCGGGAATACCCTACCATGCGGGAATACCCTACCATGCGACCGATCCTAACACTACTGATCCTACTCACGCTCACCATCCCCGCAGACGCCAGACGTCGGCGGACGTACTACCGGCCAGCCGTGACGACGTGGGCTGTCGGCATCCGAGAGGACGATCAGTCCGCATGTCAGCGAAAAGCGGACTACATGGCTCGGTATCGAATCAGCGGGCATCCGCTCGCGATCATCGGGCGATTTGAGGGTACGGGATACGGACGCGGAACGCCGGGGACTTGCACGCCGTACTACCGAATGACGCTGACGGGTGACGCGACGGCAACGGCGACGAACGGCGAAAGGTTCAGGGTGAGGTCATGGCGATGACTGAAATCGACATCGAAGACCTGCGAAAACGTCACGCGATGGCGATTCTCAACACGGCGACCGGCAGGGCATTAGGTGCGGCATTGGACGAACTGGAGCGGCTGCGGGTGCAGCGAAAACGTGAACCGGGTTGACGGATTCGGGCAATTCTGGCAACCTACGCGGCATGAGATGCCTACTCGCCATTCTCCTGCTGACATCCACAGCCGCCGCAGACGTCACCGGCGTCTATTTCGGGGCAGATTACTGCCAGCCCTGCCGCTCGATTCAGCCGTCACTTGTCCGCCTTCAGCGTGCCTATACTGTGAACCACGTTGATGCGGGCAACGCAACCACAGCCGCCACGGTACGACAGCACGGCGTGACGCTACTGCCTACGATTGTCTTTCTCGACGACGGAGTGGAAATCGACAGGATCGTAGGCACGTCCGCAGACTGGCAGCGACGGTGCGAGGACAGGCTGAGCGGTCGCAATAACTGGCGTCCGATCCGTGCAGCGGTGCGAGTCCGCACACCGGGCGGCATGGGTTCGGGCGTCATCCTGTCCAGCGTGCCTGGACGCACGGTTATTGCGACTGCAAAACATATGGTGAGCGACTCCGCACAGCCCATCAGCGTTGACGTCTTCCGCGACGGTAAGACGAGAACCTACCAAGCGACCACGGCGACGGTCAGCAACACCTCAGATATCGCGTTGCTCGTGGTCGTTTCCAATACCCACCCACTGCCGTCTGTAATCGCCGGAGATGCAACCCCAGCAGTTGGCGATGGGTGTTGGAGCGTCGGGTGTAGTGGCGGCAGGGGCGTCAGCGTGATGCGTTGCCGGATCACGTCACTCGACGGCGGCGACATTTTCGCCAGCGAATACCCCCCACAAGGACGATCAGGCGGCGGACTTTTTAACAGCCGGTTTGAATTAATCGGCATCTGCTCAGCACAGAACAAATCGCGGAATGATGGGTGGTATGTTGGCGCGAGCAAGCTCCGCAAACTGCTGGAAGAATGGGAACCCGCGCAATACAGATCGGGCATCGGCGTTGGTGTCGGGCTCAGTCTCGGCTGCGTCACAGGTCCGTGTAGGAATCCCAATTGCCGCAGGTGCTACCCTCCACGAATACCGACCCCAATCAGCCGTCCGATACCGGGACCGCCAGGGCGACCGGGGGCTACTGGACCGCGTGGTCCGGCTGGGAGTGATGCGACTGTGGATCTGACGCCACTGATCCGCAGGATTGAGAAACTGGAAAAGATGAAACGCCCGGTCGTTTTGATCGACGGGGCGAGCGGCGATATAATCGACCGTGAAGAATACACGCCCGGTGAGGCGATTCTGTTCGACGTTCAAGTGTTGAAAGTAAAATGACTGACGAACTTTCACCGATTCCGACGCCAGGAGATGGCGTCATCACACTACCAGGAGAAGCGACAATGGCCTCAGATGTCCCCGAAAACGTAAGTCAGCAAATGATGGTCGAGTCTGCTGGCAACATACAAGCCAGCAACCGTAACTCACGCGGCGTATTCGACGCTGTCATGGGTGCGATTGGTGCGACCGTACAGACGAACCTAGCCGAGGTGGGCGTGCTTGAAGGTCGGGCAGTGAGCGGCGTGAATGCAACGCCTATCGCCTCGCCAACGACTCAGGCTGGACCGTAATGTCTGACGATTGGATGCACGGTATCGCTGCTGCGGTCGCTCACGGTGACCGCAGCACAGTTCAGGAGATCATGCACGATGTCAGATCAGGACTGGACGAACAGATGGCTTCAGAAACGGAGCCTGCTGGAACTGTGGGCGGGGGTGATCGGAACGAAAGCAGTGGAGCAGCAGGCGGAGATGTCACGCCGGAATCAGGAGGCGGAGAACCGAGCAGTGAGGCGGAAACTCTGGAAGAATGACGGAAGCGATCAGGAGGGCGACGACATGGGCGACACCATCCTGGGAGACGTGACGATTCAGCAACCTGCCGCTCCACAACGCAGTGGCATGTCCCCGCTACTCGCAGCGGCTCTCGGTGTTGCACTGCCCGGCGTCGGCATCGGCGGATTTCTCGCGAGTCAGATCCTGAATCCAGCGGATCCTGCACCGGTGGTGGAAGGCGTTGACACGAGCGTAAAAATCGGGCTCGGCAAAATCGGGGACTTCCTGCCGGATCAGCCGGCACCGTGAAAAAGAAGGAATCAATACCGTCAAAGGCCAGTCAGGAGGTGGTCGACGCGATCCATGCTTGCGACGATGACGAGATCCTGGGGCCGTGCTGTTACGCTGCCGGCAGTCCCGCCAAGGTGGAGTGGCTCAGGGAACGGCAGGCCAGATTCGGAGAGCATCTGGTACCGATTCCGATTGCAATGAGCAAACGGCAGAAGAAGATTGCCAAAAGACGCCGCAGGGGCGACAATCTACGAACCGCGGACGAAATGGATCGGGTGCTCTTCAACGCCCTCGACAATCCCGCGACGATCCCGCGACCGATTGAAATAAAAGGGCAGGCGGCGACCGAGCGGCAGATCATCACAAAACTATACGCACCGGAATAGAAAAAAATGGCAATCACAACCGATCAATACCGAAACCTGTCCGCCACGATGCAGGCCATGACTGACGCCGATCTGTCAGCGGCAGTATCTGCCGTGACCGTGACCGCGATACCTAACGAGACTGCTCGGGCGTGGCTCCGCAGTGAATCGCTGTGGTATCGATCCGGGCCGACCGATATGAGCGGAGCATTTCAGGTCGCATTGGATGCGTCCAATTTGCCGCAGTCGCTGGTTGACCTGCTCGGCGAATTCTGGGCGGCGATTTTCGGCGGTGCGTCTGAGACGCTGTCGACAAACGAAGCCGCAATCGCTCTCCAGTTTTCCGAGGGGATGGCGGGATTGCAGACTGCGGGATTACTGACGGCCGATCAGATTACAGAGTTCCAGTCGTTCGGTGGCGGACTGGCATTCGGCACTACGACCGAGGCAGAGATCACGACGGTTCGTGCGGCTGTGGTTGCTGAGGATGCGGCACAGGCTGCAGCAGATGCTGTCGACGCTGACGTTGCTGAGGCGATGAACGAAACCATCAACCCGGCACTTGCCACGCATGACCGGGCTACGATTGCAGCGGCATACGCGGCTGCAGGAACTGCGATAGGGGCGGGCTGATATGGCGTTCACGAATTTCTGCTGCCGTAGCGGCGGCTCGAACCTCAATGCTGGTACGTTGACGGGTGACACCACAGAGCCGGGCACATCGGCTTCGTTCACCTATGCGTCTGGGTCATGGGTCCAGTCTACCGGCGTCTTCACCGTGGCTTCTGGCGATCCCTCCAGTGATGGTGTCGCAGTTGGTGACTTTGCGTCTGTCTATCCTGATGCTGCAACGGTGACGCCGTTCGTCGGTCGTATCACTGCGAGAGACGCAACGACAATCACTGTCAGCCTGTCGGCGAAATCAGGCACGGCACCAGCCGACGGAACTCTGGATACAACGTTAAAAGTCGGAGGGGCATGGGCTGGACCCTCGGGTTCCGAAGCATTTCCAATTGACTTCGTTAACACGCAGTATTGCATCAATACATCCGGAGATCTCGGTCGGGTCAATATAAAGAACGACCAGACGTACAGCATCACGGCGAGGATGGCGATACTCTCAAACTGGTTCCGTATACAGGGATACACGACCAGCTACGGAGATTTCGGCAGGGCAACAATTGACGGCGGGACGACCGGAGCGAGTTATATACTGCTGGACAAGTCATCGAGTCAACTCAACCCAATTGCAGTCGACCTGATTTTCAAAGACAACGGAGCGACAGGCAATGCAAGTGGCACAGAGGATTGTCATTACATTAGGTGCGTTGTAAGGGGCATGCGGGGGAACGGGCTGCTCGCTACTTTCGGGGCCGTGGAGTGTGAAGCGTACAACTGCAACCTGTCGAACACCACAAACAAAGGGGGTTTTGCCGTCGGAACTCTGGCGTTGCGGTGCATTTCTCATGGACATACGGGTAGTAATTCTTCCGGGTTTCTTACGTCCGGCAACACCAGCTTGATTGATTGCATCGCATACGATAACGGCGGAATAGGGTTTCGCCTCAACAACGCTAACGTGCTGCATTCCGCGATCAGGTGCGATGCTTACAATAATACAGGCGACGGTTTCCAGCTATGGGGGAACTCATACGGACTTTTCTATCTTGAGTCATGCAACGCCGTTAGCAACGGCGGGTATGGAGTGAGCCGCTTGGGATCACGCCATTTTGGAGAGGCGGTTAATTGCGGATTTGGTGCGGGCACTGCGGCGAATACGTCGGGTCAGACAGGCGACTTGGATGCGGTTGCGATCATAGGATCTGTTACCTATGCCGATGACGTGACGCCGTGGAACGACCCGGCGAACGGTGATTTCACTATCGCGTTAGCAGCCGCGAAAGGTGCTGGCCGTGGCACATTTACACAGACTGAGGCCGGGGAATCTGGCACTGTCGGGACGATTGATATTGGAGCGGCTCAAGCTGCGGCTGGCGGCGGCGGTCTTTTCCGAACTGGCA